CACAAAATATCAAAGCAATACTTGCTTCATATGGTCGCACATTTCTATCAGTAGTTTTATTTGCGGCTATTAACGGAGAAACAGATATTCAAGCCATTTTATTGGCTGGTGCGGTTGCGGTAGTTGGTCCTGCTATTCGTGCTATTAACCCAAATGACCCTACCTTTGGTAGAGTTGCAGATACATTAGAAGCAGAGATTATTAAAGCCGCCAAAAAGACGGCTAGCAAGAAAAAAACTAAATAGCGCTTTGCCTTAGCGATTGGACAGGGGAAGTCAATCGCTAAGGCAGAGGCATTTATTATGAATATTATTGGAAGGTTTTATAGCAAATTCACCGTATCTATTGATGGGTGCTGGATTTGGAACGCCTCTAAACTTAAAAGCGGTTACGGGTTATTCACCAATGAACACCGCAAAACGGTAACTGCTCATAGATGGATTTACGAACGCACTAAAGGTGCAATACCGCCAGATTTGATAATAGACCACATATGCCGAAACCCTAGTTGTGTTAATCCTGACCACTTACAAGCCATTACTCAATCTAATAATATAAAGAGAAGTTTGTTAGTTAAGGCTCGTAGTGCAAGAACGCATTGTAAACATGGGCATGAATTTACGCCTGAGAATACTCGGTATGTAAAAGGTCAGCGTGGGCGTAGATGTGCCACTTGCGCCATGATTTCTAAGGGCAATTCTAAACAGGTTTCCTAACAGTTTTGTGTGTATAATTCTGTTAAGGAAAGGTAGGTAATTATGGGGTTAGCAGAAGCAATAGAAGAAAACCGATTTAAAGGTGGAGAAGTTTGCACCGTTATAACGCTATATGGAAAATTATCTAAAGAAGATAAAGAAGCATTTGATAATGCTTTAAAAAATAATGTAGCAACACAAACAATTTGTTTAGCATTAAGAGCGGAAGGTTTTAAATTAGGCGAACCAACACTTAATGTTCATAGACGAGGACAATGCCGTTGCGCAACGAAAAAATAAATGAGATATTAGAACAACGCCAAATGAACCACGGCGACTTCTATCAAAACTTTATGGCAATAGGTAAAATATGGGGTGCTTTATTAGGTATTAACGCTATTGAACCTTATAAAGTGGCATTGATGATGGATAGTTTTAAAACAGTTCGTGCATTTAAAAACCCTGAACATGAAGATAATTGGTTAGATAAAATTGGATATACAGAACATGCACACAATTGTTCTTTTTATGATATAGGCAAATCTAAATGAGTTTAAAAGAAGTTTTAGAGGATTTTCCTGACGAAATTGCATCAACTGATGTTGTGGAATTACGCAAAGCGTTAGTAAGAACTCAAAAACAATTAAAAGATGCCAAAAATAGAACACAAGAATTAGTAGAAGCAACTATACAAGCCGCCAAAGATGCCACATTGGCTATGGGCGCAATTAAAACAGTTGAAGCACCTATTATGGATAAGCGTAAGAAATCTACCGAGATTGCGCTATGGCATATGACGGATTGGCAAGGTAGTAAAAAAACAACCACATATAACTCACAAATAATGCGTGAGCGTGTAAATGAATTTGTTAAGAAAGCACACCGTATTACAGAAATCCAGCGTGCTGACCACCCAGTTAAAGATGTGGTTGTTTTATTTGGTGGCGATATGGTGGAAGGTTTATTTAATTACCCAGCACAATTACACGAAGTAGATGCCACTTTATTTGAACAATATGTAACAGTATCAAGATTAATTACCGACACCATTAGACAGGCACTTGCTATTTATGAAAATGTATTAGTGGTAGCGGAATGGGGTAATCACGGAAGAATTGGTAATAAAAGAGCAGATGTTCCACGCAACGATAATATTGACCGTATGTGCTATGAATTGGCACGCCAATTATTACAAGATGAAAAACGATTAACTTGGCAAGATTGTCCCGAAGATGTCCAGCGTGTTGAAATTGGTAATTACCGTGCGTTATTAATACATGGTGATGAAGTAGGAAGAAATGGCTTTGCTTCTCCAACAGCCATTGTTCAACACGCTAATCGTTGGCGGTCAGGCGCATATCCATGGGAGTTTAGAGATGTATATGTGGGGCATTATCACACGCACGCATGTTGGCCTATGGCTAATGGATTAGGTTCTATTTACCAAACAGGTAGCACGGAAAGCGATAATAGATACGCCAGAGATTTATTAGCCGCCAGCGCAATACCAAGTCAGCGTTTGCATTTTATTGACCCAATTAAAGGTCGTGTTACCGCAGAATATAAAGTTTGGTTGGATTAAAGCGGGCTATCTAATACGGCATCAACCGCATCATCAATAGTGAGTGCGTGTTCTCTACTACAACTGCCACAATTTAGGCACACTATTCGTCATCTTCTTCATCACCGTAATCGGTGGTAATTAACCGCATATCACTAACATCAATACCATTTTCTTTTGCGTGCGCCATTGCTTCTTTATAAACCATAATTGCTCTATTTGCTAAATCATCAACTAAATCTGGATATTCTGTTTCTGTCCCAATTTGCACAACTAATCCACCGCAACGCAATTCAATATGCGTATAACTAGATTTTGCGTTTGGAATTGAATTAGTCATAGACATAAGTATAGATACGCTTCAGCGTAGGTAATCAAATAGGCTGGCGTGTAATGGTTTGTGCGCCTGTAATGTGTCGTGGAACGAACAAATGCCTACTACCTGTCATTAGCACTACTGGTTTGGTATCTACCTACCACTTCATTATCTGCGTGTCCCTATGGGGCTTCTACGGCGTTTAAATGACCCTCTAAAACCCACTTCGGCGTGGTGTGATACAATTCTCTTAGTAGTAAAAAAATTAAATAGTGGTTTTAGAAAATCTAGTCAAACCTTTACCCGTTAAAACGGCAGGGGATTAACGCTTCGGCACCCCAACTTAGGGACTAGAGAAGTAAATTACCCACACGGCACTACTATGACAACTAAATAGCAAAATAAAAACTCGGTGAAGGCATCGGCATTAATCCCAAGGGACCGCACCGCTCTGGCGAGTTTGAGTTTTGCTATTGACATATGGGAGGCATAAACGGTAGGCAAATTAGTTATTTATTTGCACCGTTCAGAGTATCCAGTAACAAAGTGCAAGTCCAAAAATAGCCAGCATTATCCGTTAGTCGCTATTAATTACGCTAACAAAATATAGGCAGATTTTTGGTATTCGGCAAGGTTAACAATTAGCCGATATAAAACATTACACGGAGTTATGACACGCAAATAAGGGAACGCACGCAACGGGTAAGTCCTAGCAGGTGACAGAAAAAGGCACCCACAGTAGTTGCTAATCAGCGCACTCCAAATAAGGCGGAAGTCGGCATGGAGAATTACCTCTTAGGTCGGTTTGGCACACCGATAGTGGTACACATTCCACAAATTCTTAATAACTAGGGACATAAATATTCCGAAACGGCGTTGGCACTAAAAGTCAGCGCCGTCTAACCGCTTAGGCAACGGTTACTGATGATGGACAGCCTATTAACCGAAAGGGACAAAAATGACAATGACAAAAAGCGACTACGAATTAATTGCAACTGTAATTAATTCAATTAGAGGTAGTAATAACGATTGCGACCAAATTGCTGATTCCTTAACTTGGCGATTTATTGGCGCATTAGAAACAGAAAACCCACGCTTTAACCGCAACACATTTAAAACTGCGTGTGGCTATCAAGAAATAAACGCATAAATAAACGCACTACAAATTGTCTGCAAATCGTAGGCAGTTTTTTAAGAAAGGGACAAATCAAATGGCACTAAATTGGGACATAACACAATGCAACGAGATGGTAGAACTACAAAGCGATACAGAATGGCCAATAACCAACGCAATTATTTGGTACACAATCGGCGTTGATTTAGGTGAAATCACCGATAAAAATATTGGTGAGTTTTACGCAAGAGTTAAGTTATGGGAAGCGATACAAGGCGCAACCTTAAAAATGTATATGGGCGATGGCAAAACAGATGATACTTATTTATCATTTGAAGATGTCCGCAAACGCATTGGTTTAACTACTAATGTTTCAGATACATCTCGCACTAAGTTCGTTAATAAGGCAAAACGAATTATGACCGAAAATCGTTTTGGTCATAGTAATCAATTAACACAAACAGAGATAGACGCTATTTTGGCAACCGCCAAATTAGAAGCAGAAAAGAAAATGGAAGGGGCAAACGCATAATGAGTAATACACCTAAATATAATGTTACCGTTCAATTAACTGGTGAAGATGGTAACGCATTTGCAATCATGGCGGCAGTTAAGCGTGGCTTACAAAAGGCTGGCGCATCTAAGGAAGAAATCACTCAATACACAATGGACAGTATGTCGGGCGATTACGACAACTTACTCCGCACCGCATTCAAATGGGTCGTGGTGGAGTAATGGGGAAAGTAATTCAGTTCCGTAATACAGAATGTCCACAATGTCCAGAAATTCAACCAGTTTTGGATATTGACGCAGATTTGGCATTTATTGATTTAGCAAGTGATTTATTTACTAAGTCAATCAAATCTCAAAACTTTGAAATGGCTATGAAAGTGGCTGACCAATTAATAGTTAGTGGTAACAAGATGGGTCAATACGCCATACATCAATCTCATCTATAAGGCGAAATAGCACTTGCGGAAGTCAGCAGTTTTTTAATTCCGTAAGTGCTATCTAGTGCTAAACGGCACTACTGATGAGCCTCATCAGCAAAACAAATAAGGGACAAAAAATAATGGAACAAAATATAGTAACAGGCGAAACAGATACACCAACCAATCAATCAATTGCGGAAAGCGTAGTAAAAGATTTACCCGCAAATGAAATCGTTAAAGAAATTCAACGATTGCTTGATGATAGGGACTATCACAAAAAACAGTGCGCTGAAAACCGCACTCGTGCTACTGAACAACAATCCAAATATCTAAATCTTTATTCAACTATTTCAGATTTTATTACTGAACATGTTAAAGATGATGATATTACAACTGACGACCTTAAAGAGTTGGCAGATGAACTTAATATCTCACTTACCAAAACAATCAAAGTTAAATTCACAGTTGCGTGCGAATATGAATTTGAAGTTCCACTTGACTTTGAGGATAACGATATTGACGAAAGTGATTTCAGTATCAATATTTCTTCTTCAATATCAAATGATGATGTGGAAGAAACACATGAGTCAATTGATGTAACTGATTTTGAAGTTGAAGAAGCATAACCCAACCCACTAACAGAAAGAAGGCAAAGAAATGGATTCATTTGTAACTACAAGTCCGGGCGGACATTACCACGATGCTTGTTTATCTAAAGGTTTCGTGTTATCGCATCAACATATTGTTGTTCGTTTTTCCGCTTGGAGTAAGTGGTATAACCAACAACGATTTACCAGAACAACAGTTCCAGTTCCACCACCAGCATTCGTTGGAGATACTTACGCAATTGCGCAAGATATGGCTAACGAGTTAAACAAACAACTAACAACAGAAGGGGCAACAATATAATGGCACATAATCTAGAGCAGTTTGAAGACGGCACAACCGCCTTCTTTACTGCAAGAGAGGTAGCGTGGCATAAACTTGGCACGGTTACCTCAGACGCACTAACTGCCCAAGATGCGCTTAAAACGGCGCAACTTGATTGGCAAGTTATTAAATCAGAGGACCCAGTTTCAACAATGGTTCCCATGTTCAACAATGGCAACGCAATGGTAGAAAACTCTATGGAAGAAATTATCTACAAAGATAAATTCATGACATACCGTTATCACCCAAAAACCAGCAAAGCAGAAGCACTTGGCGTTGTTGGTAACAGATACACACCAGTTCAAAACTTGGAAGCGTTTGAGTTTCTAAATAATGTTGCTGACGAAAGTGGCGCAGTATTTGAAACTGCTGGTTCTATTGATAATGGTCGCAAAGTATTTATGACCATGAAAATGCCTAACGGATTACAAATCGGTAAAGTGGACAATATTGATTTGTATTTAATGGCGTGGAACACACATGACGGCACATCATCATTTACTGTGATGGTTACTCCTATCAGAGTGGTCTGCCAAAACACATTAACTGCCGCTATAAAAGGCGCACAATCCAGTTATACATTACGCCATACCCCAAAGGTTAATGGCAAAATCCAAGCGGCTCGTGAAACACTTGGTATCACTTTCAAATATGCAGAAGAATTTGAAAAGCAAGCCGAGTTATTACTAAGCCAACCAATGACGGACAAACAATTTTATTCGTTAGTGGAAACGGTATTTCCTATTGATGAAGAAAGTCCAAGAGCACGCAACTTAGCGGAAACGGCTCGTGGAACTCTTAACGGATTATGGAAAGCACCAACGCAATTAAATATCGCCAAAACTAAGTGGGCGGCATATAACGCCTTTACCGAATATTCTGATTGGGCTAAGCCTATTAGGGACAAGAACCCTGAAACTGCTAGGGCTATCAGAATTGTTACAGGCGCAGGAGATAACTTCAAGAATAAAATTCTTAATCTCCTATAAGTCATAGGTTCGTTGTAGGCGGTTTAGTGGCAAGTGGGTATATATAAGTATTACCCATAACTGCTAGACCGCCTACCGTTCTTTAAATCGTTTTAATTCTATTAAGCCTAACAACTAAAACGACTTGCACTTAATAAATACTGGACAAAATATCTAACACAACTACCATAAGTAATGGAGGCAAACCCAAAATGATAAACACTTTATTAGGCGTTCTATTTTCCCTATTCTTCGGGTCAATGGTTCTTTATTTAATCAAAGCCAACGGTAATCCAAACAAACTAACTATTCGTGGCAAACGAGTTGTATTTGTATTGGCAATTATCGGTGGCTTTTTTCTTCACTTATTCGCAACTCATTTCTATATTGATTGCGATTTACGACCAAATGCAACTGTAACCGAGTGCAAAGTGGCTTGGTTCTAGGCATTTGTTTAATACAAAGGCATTTGCGCAACACGGCGCAGATATAAAGGAAGGCACTATATGGCAAAGACAACGGTAAAAGCAGTAATCAGCGTGGAGATTCCATATAAAAATGGAATTGAAAAGCAGACTACTAAAGACCGCAACGCAGAGGTAAAAGAAAAGGCGGAAGAGTTAATTATTGACGCTCTTACTGCCGCACAACTTGAACCACAACTACTGCGTTTGCGTATAGCAAGAGAAAAGAAAGACGCTTAAAGTGGCATTAGATATTAATACCACTAGAGATTGGATTGTGGAACTCACCGTTTTGGCGAGTATCCACAATTCACCAGTTCTGCGTGAGATTGCCAACGCATTAGACGAAGGCATAACAACAGGCAGACTTTACTTTGAGTTCAATAACCTAGAAAGGGACACAAATGAGCAACTCAGCACTATCACTCAATAGTGAGCAAAGTTTTTGGTCTGACCAACAACTTGCCGCACTAAAACAAATAGGGTTAGCAAACGCTCCCAAAGCGGAACTAGCCGTATTTCTTCATTACTCACAACGCACTGGCTTAGACCCATTTGCTAGGCAGATATATATGATTGAAAGAGGTGGTCGTTTCACCATTCAAGCATCTATTGATGGTCTGCGTATAGTTGCACAACGCTCAGGCGAATACGCTGGACAATCGGGTCCGTATTGGTGTGGCGAAGATGGCGCATGGACAGATGTATGGCTAGAAAAAACTCCACCAACTGCCGCAAAGGTAGGTGTATGGCGTAAAGGTTGGACAGAACCTGCATGGGGCGTAGCAAAGTTTGATAGTTATAACGCTGGTTCGCCCATATGGAAAAAAATGCCTGACACAATGATTGCTAAATGCGCAGAAGCATTAGCACTTCGTAAGGCATTTCCTAATGACCTCTCAGGTATATATGCCGCAGAGGAAATGGAACAGGCTGACGCACCTATAAAAACTGTGGTTGAGTTACCTGTTACACAACCTAAACCAGTAGATACTCCGCACATGATTGCCAATTATCAAGATACGGCAGACAATATCAAGTCAGTTAATGATTTGGAATTATTGCGTAAAGTATTTACTGATTATAAATCGGAACTGGATAATGAATTTCCAGACCGTGCATCTAATCAGATAACTACTCTCCGAGCAGAAATAATGGAGAGAAGAAGCATATTAGAAGGCACTACAACTAATGGCTAATCAATTCCTTATGGAACTTGATTTCTCTACCGAACTTACACCTGCGGAACGATTTGAACAGTTCCATAGTCGTAATCCGCAGGTGTATTTGGCATTGAAATCTATGACGGCTGAAATGGTAAATCGGGGTAGAAAACGAGTAGGCATAAATATGCTATTTGAAGTTCTACGCTGGAATTACTATATGGAAACAGACGACCCTAACTCTGATTTCAAAATCAATAATAATTATGCGCCTTATTACGCACGATTATTAATTACAGAAAACCCACAATGGGAAAAAGCGTTTGAACTAAGAACGATAAGGAGCAAATAATGCAACCAGATATAAGCAAAGATTGGTTAGATTTTTTAACCAATATCAAACCAACCAGCACTACTAAATCAACAACTGTTACCGTTAAACATAAATCGTTTGACGATAAACCATTGTTAGATGTTTCTGTGGATAAATTGTTTGAACTTTATGGCAATTTAGTTATGGCTGGTTTTAGTCAAGATGAGGCACTCATAATTGTTGTGGGTGTTGCCAATAATGTTAGAACACAACTCTAACGAACCTTACCGTTGCTGGTATTGCGCTAATTGGAAACCAAATCCGTTGGCGCAATGTTCGGTTTGCGGTAATGAAGGAAAGGAAAGGTTAAATGGTAACTCCGCAAAGTATAGAAAATAGGTTAGTAATACTAAGCAAAGAAGTTGATGAAAGCCATCAATTTTTAGAAAGTGCTGAATATGCTTACCATAAGGCTAAAACAGATTACGAACTAGAAATGGCGCACTCTCGCATGAAATTATCTACCGAAAAAATGCGAGTGCAAGATGTTCAAGATTACGCATTACTGGCTAGTCAAGAACAATTTAAGGCGTTAAATGTGGCAGAAGCAACGGTCAAAGCGGCTCGTGCTAACGCCACACGCATTAGAACGCAAGTAGATATAGCACGCTCTATCGGAACTTCCGTTAGGGCTTCACTAGAAATATAAGGGGCAAAAATGAAGGCAAAAATAATAATGGCACTTACGGTGTCGGCAGTTGTTTTTACAAACACACCTGCATATGCAAACTGTCCAAGTGGCGTTTGTGAAGTATTAATAAATTGCACAACTGGCGTTGTTACTTATAAGGACGCACCGCCTAGTGTAATAAGTGTTGAACCAGTAAGAATTACGGCAGTAGCACCTACTCATCAAGTAGTTATACAAACTGCTAATAGTTCATTTGGAACAAGTGGTTCATTAGAACAAGTCCAACAGGCAGTTCAACAAGTAATAAACGCACCACAAAGACCACAAACCGACCCTTGCGCATCAGGCGGTTGTAACAAAGTA